ATGAGAGAGTTTGTTAGAGTTTCGGCGGCTTGCTTCGTGGCGGGGTCTTGCAGCGTAGCGGTAAAACCGTTGAGCGCCTTCGTGGCGTCATTCATCCCGCCAGGGGCTTCCAGCAAATCGCCAAACGCTTCCTGCAATGCCGTTAATGCGCCGCCGAAGGTATTACGCGCCGCCTGTGCTGCGCCGCCGAACTTCTTGTCTAGTTCATCAAGGATTAGCGCCTGCGCCTCGGCACCTTTTCCGGTTTCGATGAGGCTTTGGATTACATCCTTTTGCGCCTGTGTGAACGTAACCCCAGCACGAGCAAGACCGGCAAGCCCTTTAATCGGGTCGTTAAGCGCCTTGCCAAGAAGCAATGCAGAGGAGCCTAGGTCTTTGCCTAGGCGGGTGGACAGGTCGATAGCGGATTGGGTGGCGCGCTTGAATACGTCACCGGAGACATTGCCGAAGGATAGCAGCCGGGTCTGCAAATCCATGATGGCTTCGTCGCCATACGTCGAGGTCTTCTGCAGTTCAGCGGCGAAGCCCTGCAACTGGTCGGAGGTATACCCAACCGCGCCGCCGGTTGATTTTAGCGCGGCCTCCAGTTGGGAGATTGCCTTTTCGGATTCCATCGTCGCCTGCGCGACTTTGGCAAATCCCGCGACAGCAGCACCGCCAACCAATAGCCCTTTGAATGCGGAGCTAACGGAACCAACAGATTTCTTTACCTTGCGCTCCCACGCCGCCGCACGCTTCTCGGATTGCTCCAGCTTTTGGAGCATCTGCGTGTTCTGCGCCTCCAGGCTAACTACAAGTCGCGCTAGGTCATTCTTTGCCATCTAGTCCTTCTTGCGTTTTGCCAGTGCAGCCAGTCCAGACAAAAATCCTTTTGTCTCCGTTGCCTTTTGTGTGTATCTGTCGCGATACATAAACTCAGACACAGGAATTGCAGGCGTGTTTTTCCTGCGGTTTGCGTTGGCTAATAGGGAAGCAATCATCGCCGCGTGATAGTTGTCACGCTCCGCGCCGAACGGTTCCAGTTTGTAATACACCAGCCACTCCGTTAACTCGGAGGACGGCATCGTACATTCCAGTTCTGCAACTGTGCGCCCCAGAGCCAAAGCGAGCCGGAACAGGAACCGGCGCTCGGGGCGCTCTCTCAGTTTTTTTCGGCTTGGGCCTCGGAGTCTGGCGCAATCCCCGAAAGTTTCAGAACCTCGCCGGCAATTTCTGCCAGTAGTTCCGCAGGCCAGCTATCCAAGATTGCCTCTACAGGCTCTCCAGACAACTCAGGGCAACCATGCTTTGCCGTCACGGCATACAGCATGAACACGTCGCCCTTATGTTCCCTGGTGGACTCCATAAGCGCCCGCCTGCCACCCGCCGATAGTTCGCGGATAGCAAGCGGCTCGCCGTCAGGCATCGGCATCGTTGACGATTTGAGAAGGTTTCTCATCAGGCTACCGTGATAGCGCCGGAAATCTTCATCGTAAACGTGATGGTCTGCCGGTCTTCATAGGACGGGTTGATAACCCATCCCAGCATAACCACGCTCATCGTGAAGGTTTCGGTACGGTTAGGCGAGTGCGTGGCGTCCAGACACACGGCCTTGAAGTTGGCGGTTGTTTTGTTGATAACGCCAGTGCGGATAGCCGCCTGTATCGTGTTGTCGGGCAGATAGATACACTCCATTGTGACCTCTTGCCCGTCAGCAAGACCGCCGATGTACTCCCGTGCGGACGATGCAAACGAAGTCACATCAACCAGCGGGTTTACCTGCCCAAGTCCGGACATCGAAACCACTTCGGGAATGGTCGAGTAAAGCGGGGAGCTAGAGGACGTGCCGTAGCTGAAAGTCCATCCATTGAGAAATGCGCTAGTAGTCATTACGCGGCCTCCACGTGCCAGATAGTGAATTGCAAAAGAACACGGTGTAACTCTGTCTCTGGCTCAAACAATGAAAGCCAGTTGTCTATGCGAATCTGATTTACTGGAGATGTCGCATAGCCAAGCATTGTCGACTTCACGGAGGCGGCTAGCGTTTCCGCTTCGGCTACCGTGTAGGCGTAACAATCAATTTGAAACGAGGATTCAACGAGTGAGTTATGCCCGTCGAATGTCTGTAGAAATCTGGTGCTGTCCCGCGAATAGGTAATCGCCGGGAACGTCTGCCCCTGCGGAACTACGGAAGGGAAGACGCGGATAGAAACGATTGGCGAGGATGCGGTTAGAATCGTGTAAACGGTTTCGGTAATCACCGCTTCTTCCCTGCTGCAACGGCCTTTAGAATGGCGGCGCGTAGTGCGCCAACAAATATCTCTTCAGCCTCTTTGCGCTTGTTTACCATTGCCGGAACCAACCACGGTTTCTTAGGCATTCTCGACGTTCCTAGTTCAACAAACTGCGACCCATAGAATGCCTCTTTCCCCGGCCCGATCCGGATACGCAGAACACCAGTTCTTGAGCGATATGACGCCTTTGCAAAGACGTGCCGCGATAGGAACCCAGGTGGGACAATCCTGCCCTTGTACGTCTTGTGTGCAATATCTCCTATCGGAGCGTTAGCTTCTGCTTCTGCCCTGATTACTTCCGCTGCCGCCTTCCCTGCCTTGCGCATTGCTGACTTTGCTGCACCTGTCTTCAATTCTTCTAGCGCGGCCTTCAGTCCAGCCATACCGGAGATAACATTCGTGCTAGATATCCCACCGCCTTGGTGCCGTGAGATATCGCCCGGCAGGCGTGGTGTCTGGAAGTACGCTTTTTCGCGGGGAGAAAATGTAGCCATATCATCCCCCCCTTACACACATCAAGATTAGTTCTGGCTTCGTTTCGCGCGGTCGGATAACCGACTGCACGTCATAGATAACGGACGGGCTGTGCCCTCGGTCTATGATTCTGTCCTTCGGTTTGACCTTGGAAAGCGATGCGTCGTACCGAATGCGAATGCGGGTAGTGATGTCCGAATGTTCGCCAGACTGCTGCCAGTACTCACGACCGTTAATCGGCTCTACTGATGCCCTGCGTGTTGCGAAGTCAGTCCACGTATTCAGCAACTCCCCTCTAGTATTCTTGGATGCGGTCTGCTGCTGAATCGTCACGCTTCTGCGGAGTCTCCCCGTAATCACAGCGGCACCCAGTAAGGCTGGCAGAGCATGTCGAACGCCGGGTTACTGAATAACTCTACTTCGCTCTTAACGCCCGCGTTTGAGTACAGATGTTCCACCATCATTAAGATAGCAATCTGCAAATCACTTGGGATATCCGCCTCAATGCTTACTGGTGAAGCTGTCGGGTCATAGTTCCCGGCCCAGAAATCCACCCACACCGCGTTAGCTTGGTATTGGGTATTCGGCCAAGTCTGGTTATATGCCAGCCTGAGAATCCCCGCCGGCCTGTCCAGTTCATACAACGCAGTCGATGCGGTTTGCGTGGCGCCATCGGTGTCGATGTATTGAACCGCCGCTATCTCCTGTGCAGGCGTCTTGCGCAGATACAGTTCGCAGGAGAATACATCCACAGATATCCGCCACTTCTGACGGACTATCGCGCTGTTAGTCTTGGCCTCGACATAGCGGCGTGCAGCGGTAATCATCCGGCTGATGCGCGCATCGTCATCGTCGTGCTCTACGTTCAGATGCTGCTTCGCTTCCGACAATGACACCGGCTCAACTGTTGGAGCCGTTATCAGTCGGAGCGTGTAGCCGTCAGAAACTGCCATGCATCGCCCCTGATTACTTCGTCAATGTTCCAGTTGTGCCACGCCAAATCGGTAAGCCATTTCTCCCTATCAGGCGTGCGTATGTCCTGTATCCGGCTGGCTATAGGCCAAACCGGAGAATGTGTATCTGTTGTGATGACGGGAAGCCCCGCAATGGCCGCATCGATCAGCGCGGTCGACCGTCTGCCGATGGCGATATCGTGGTTTTCCAAGTCTTCCGCCAGCGACACCCCGCGACCGTCCGCTGCCGGGTGCCGTCTTATGGTCATTGCGTCGAAATGAGGCAGACAGCGGGCGTATTCCTGCCCCCCGTCGTGCCCGTAGTCGCACAGGATTAATAGCCGTCGCCCAGACTTCCACTGAGCCGCTACGGGGTGCGCCCTGTGAGGATGACCATATGTGCGCACCTTCTCGCCATCGCGCAGCCAGTGCAGCGACACGCAGTCAGGATCGCCCCAGTGCGCCCGGTCGAGGTAAATCGTCCTTGGATGATTCTTCCAACGGTTCAACGCGAACCACGGGCCTTGAACGATATGCACGTCGGCCTCTGTGTCGGGCGAACGGCTTATCTGTGCGTTTATCCCGTGACGGGCGAACCCAAGCTGTAAAGCGCCGGCCCACCTTTCCTGATGCCCTAGTCCCGATGAGTGAATGACCGTGCGCGCTTGACCCATTCGTCGCTCACATCTTGCGGCTTCGGCTCGCCATGGAATTGAACGACCCGCGCCCAATCCGGCAACCCGTTACGGCAGTGGTATTTGTAAGAGGCTACGCCCTGCATCGGCTTGACCTTGCCCGCGCCAGGATCACCCAACAGCGCAGTCAAGTAACCTTGATCGCCCCAGTAGTCGGAATCCCCATATTTCCCGAATGGGTGATGCGGGTCAGGATTCAGCTTGGATACATCAAAACTGTCGGCGATCCACCCGTAGTCACCACCCCACGCCATCGCGCAGGATTGCAAACCACCGTGCCCCGACTGCGCCCAATTGATAGGGGCGCTCAGTTGCTCTGACAGCAAATCATCCAACGGGCCGACAATGACCGAATCGAGGTCTAGATACAGGTTCAACCCCGAACGTGACCACCCGAACAATTGCAATTTAGCCCACCATCCCGGCCACATATCGGCAGGGATTACACAATCAATGTCCCATATCTCCCTATCGCTAAAGCACCAGAACTCATGTTCTGCGGATAGGTTCCTGTCCACTTGGTCGCGTAGGAGGTAAACATCGTCATCGGTGTACTTCGTGCCGTTCAGGACGCACCACACCGTTACCATCACACGCTCCCGTAATGCACCGTATCGTCTTGGGGAATATCCCAATTCCGATTGCGCCAGAACAGCGCATTGAACTCGGGAAGCCATACATGCTCTGCGTCTGTCAGCTTACGAAGCACATAGCCCACCATCCGCTTGGACGGATCGCCCGGCCCGCAATCGACCAGGGTAACAACTTCCATGCTGTTCGCTTCGGCCCACTCCAGATAAAACGATTCGCTCGGGTGCCAGTAAGACCACCCGTGATGCAACCAATGGTTAGGCTTCGGGGTAGTCCCGGCGAATATCCCGCCCACCTCTAGCGCGTTGTAAGCGTTCTCCCAATAGGGACGCTGCACGCTCACATGCTCCGAGAATCCGAAGTTAGTCACCAAGTCGAACTTGCCGAAGTCGAACGGCAATCTAACGTCTTGCTTGATGGCGCCGTTGCGACCGTTTATATCGGTACAGGTATAAACCGCGCCTCGGCTTTCGTACCAATCCCGGTACAATCCAGAAGGATTGCGCTTATCCCCAAACTCTAATACCCGTGTTCCATGTGAAACATACGGGCCAATCAACGGGATTTCATGCGTCGGGATAATGTTCACAGCGCCACCAATATGATGCGGTCGCCTGTCTTGGGGTTAAGTAGCAATTCTTCCACCGATTCCATCCGAATCTCGCTCGGTTGTTCCGCGTGCCACTTCGGCCTATCGGTCATCAACAGCCACCGATTTCCGGATGCTTTCAGGTTCGCAATGGCCGATTGGCAGTCATCGAGCGGCATGTGGTTAAGAACCCACAGGCACATAATCAAATCGGCTTTCGGCGGAACCTCTCTAACAAGGTCGAATTGCTGGATATCTGCAAATCGCGGGAACAGGTCAAGCGGCATGTATTCAATGCCGTCGAGCGGCATATGCTTTAGCCAGTTCAAATCGCCCGCGCCGATATCAACAATAGACTTGATTCGATACTTGGATAGTATGCGCGGTATCCACTGGCGTTGCGCTTTTGTGTTCTCCAGTTTTGAACCGGAACCGCAGGGAGTTTCTGGAAGTCCCCCCGTCCATCCCTGCGCAAACCGTTGTTGTTCTGTGAACACGTCGCTCAAAGCAAATCCTCTGCGAAGATTCCAGCCAACGCACTGCCGGGAGTGCCAAGCGTGATACTCATTGCCCCCTGGTCGGCTACTGTCCGATACCAGTCAATCAGCCCCGTTAGTTCGCCATTCGGGCCGACATTCTTTGTCCAGTGCTGCAATTCTTTGGGATACTCGCCGAAGTAATGCCTAGCACCACCTAGTTGCTGTTTGCGACCGTCATACCCCGCGCCATACTGCATGTCGTATCCCACTAAGATGGCCTCGCGCACGCCCGCGTGGTAGGCAATCCCTAGAATCTGCGCGCCTGAAGAGTGGGCTAGATGAATGTAACGGTTATCCGTAGACAGCCCATCGCCCCACTTCCCCTCTATCCAATCCAAATCTAACGCCAGCGCCGTT